GACTCAAATGGTTTTGCGGCAACAAGTGCCTCTGTAAATCAGGCAATAATTTCTAATGATACGTTTATCATGAAATATGTTGGGAACTATACCTTGCTTCCCCTTCTTACCTCTGAGACAATACAGCTTGATGTTGGATGTGCTGGATATTGGGAAAGTCCAATACCTCTTTCTATTCTTGGCAAAAACATTGTAAAAAGTAGTGGCGAAACTTTCTATGATCTAGACATGATTCAATTTAATATTGATTTTCCATCCCCTCTCGTTGTTTCAGACGCACCACCACATTCAGAAGATGACTCTAGACTAAAATCGTACATAACCCTACAAGATTTTAAAACTGTTGGAAGTATTCCGTACAGCAACTGGTTGACGGCCTCTGCAATAGCAACAAATAGAGTGATTGACTTTGATAATACTATAGATGTTATTCAAACAAAATACGAGGTTGTTGATGGCACGGTAATTTTTCCACCAAAAGAATTAATTGACTTCAAAGATTACTATATTGTTGTTCATTTAGAAATGACCACAAGAGGAATAAATACAAAGCCAATAAGACTGCAAAGAATGTCAATGTCTTCTTTAGCATTTGACGAGTCAGCATTTTACCCAATAGGAACAAAAACTGGTAAAAATATATTCCCATTTACAAGATACTCAAATAATTATGCATTAAAAGAAAAGAATCCTTTTGTAATTTATAAAGGATCAACGCCTTACTTGTATCTGACCGATAGCTCTGGAATAGAGGTGTTGGATTTTGAGAGTAACTCTACGGCTAGAGGACTAAGTTTGCCAATAAATCAACTTAAAGCACCAGAATTTTCTTTGGGCGGTATCCAAATGTGGACATTTTACAATCAAGAAGAAATATTTGAGGGAGAAAAAGTAATCGCCGGTATAAACACAAATGACGTAAAACTAGATTTTAAATTAATTCCAGAAGAAGATCAAAAAAGAGCAAAGATGATAATTGTAAACAAAAACACTGAATCTGAGTTTACAGACGCTAAATTTTATCAAAATGGAAACTTGGTTGATTATGTGTATGTTCAGCCAATGGAGTGGTCCTCAATTGTAGTGTCCTTAGGAACCTCAATAGACATAAATTCTGTATCTGGACAGTTTGAGCTATATAGCGGAATATTGTTTAATAATATTGCATTTTTTGAAAAATTGACTGACGTTTATGCAACCAGCGTTACTTCTAGACCTTGGAGCGAGGTTCAATCAAGTCCTGTTTTAGGTCCGCTGTCATGGTCTTTTTGGACAAGCTTTACTTGGCTAGAAATGCAAAATGAAACCACAATTCAACAATTCTCAATAAACGGAAATGAAATATTTAATTCATATCTTGGTCTTTCAAAGGCAGTAGTGTCTGATGACACCGTTTTAACGTTAAATTCTGAAAGACTAGAGTCATATGTGGGCGTGACATGGTCAGAATTTGTGGGTAAACCAGTATAATATGGTACAATAAAGTACATGAATAAGGGTAAGTCCAAACTAACTGTAATTCAAAAAAAAAGAGAAGATGGATTATATGTTTGGATGAGTCATAATGGACAGGTTTTTAAAGATAACGAAGGTAACGTAATGAATATTCCGGCTTTTCGCAATGATATAAATGCAATGAATCAGATTTTAAAAGCCGCTAAATATTACGGAGCACCAGATGGAAAACCACATTTTATTCCAGGTGCAAGAAGAATCAGTGATCAAGAACACGCAAATCAAGTGCAAAGAATGAAGGATGGAATGATTCCTGACGAACTAGACGTTGGTGCATATTACGATGCAGCGAGAGGATTTAGAGCTAATGGAAATCGTTGAGGCAACCGCAAGAATTGACAATCTTGACAAAATGCCGACGGCAGAGCCTAAAAAAGATTTATTCTATATAAGTACAGACATAGCAAAATCCTATAATGGACTTTCTGCTAATTTTAAACGTCGTGCCGCTAGGCTGTCAAAAGTTTATATGGGTGCAGAAGGTGCTGGATCAAAACAATTATTTCCAGAACAAGATGCAAGTATTGCATATGGGCTTTTTGATGTTGTGGTTCCCCCATATAATTTAGACGAATTAGCATTTTTCTATGAAAACTCATATTCAAATCATGCTGCAATTAGAGCAAAGGTAGCCAATATTGTAGGACTTGGATATTCATTTATTCCAACTGATAGAACCATAGAAAGACTTGAATTAGCAGAAGATGAGCAACAGCTTATGCGGGCACAAAGAAAAATAGAACGTGCAAAGGCAATGATGGCTGAGTGGCTAGAAGAAATGAATGACGAGGACACATTTACCCACGTATTAGAAAAAGTATATACAGATGTTGAATCAACTGGAAACGGATATATTGAAATTGGAAGAAGGGTAACCGGAGAGATTGGATATATTGGCCACATTCCAGCGACCACAATCCGTGTACGCAGAATGAGAGATGGATATATTCAAATTGTCAATCAAAGAGTTGTTTTCTTTAGAAACTTCCAAGACGTAAGTGGCGTAAACACAGTAACCACAGATCCAAGACCAAACGAACTTGTTCATATAAAAAGATACTCACCAAAAACCACCTATTATGGAGTGCCAGATATTGTTGCCGCTGCAAATGCAATGGTTGGAGACTCACTAGCTGGTAAATACAACGTTGATTATTTTGAAAACAAAGCGGTACCAAGATATATTGTAACTTTAAAAGGAGCTAAATTATCCGTAGATGCTGAAGATAAATTATTTAGGTTTTTACAGTCGGGCTTACGTGGCCAAAATCACAGGACACTTTACATACCACTTCCGGGAGATAGTGTCGAAAATAAGGTGGAATTTAAAATGGAGCCTATCGAAAATAATGTACAAGAAGGTTCTTTTGATAAATACCGCAAAGCGAATAGAGATGACGTACTTATGGCCCATCAGGTTCCATTTTCAAAGGTCGGCTCTTCGCAGGGAATTTCTATTGCTTCTGCACTTGTCTCTGATCGAACCTTTAAAGAACAGGTTGCTAGACCCGCTCAAAGAAATCTTGAAAAAACCATCAACAAAATTGTTAGAGAAAAAACAGACATGCTAATGCTTAAATTCAATGAATTAACCCTAACAGATGAGCAGGCTCAAAGTCAAATAGATGAAAGATATTTAAGAACTCAAGTCGTTGTTCCAAATGAAATTAGGCAAAGACTTGGCCTGCCAGTTAGAGAGGGTGGGTCTGAGCCTGTATTAATTAGCCCACAACAAAGGGCAGAAATGCTGGCACAGACAAGGGGAACTAGGGAAAGAGATAGGGAAAGAACAGACAACGCTAGTGATTCCTCGTCTACGACAAGTGGAAGAAATCCGGGCGGAGAAGGAAGATCTACCTCATAATTTTAAAAATTATGGTAAAATGTTATAAATGGAGTATATAATAGGATTACTATGAGTGATTTAGTTAAAGGGTACTGGAGTACCTCAGACAAAAATATTTCTTTATTGATGCCAATTAGTAAAATTGACGTTGAGAAAAGAATTGTTTCTGGATGGGCAACAACCGACTCTGTAGACAGGCAGGGCGATATTGTTAGCTCTGAGGCATCTTCAAAAGCATTTGAAACCTTTCGTGGCAATGTCAGAGAACAACATACTCCTTTAGCCGTAGGAAAAGTAATTAATTTTAAAGAAGACAAATATTTTGATGACAAAACAGACAAAATTAACAACGGAATTTATGTAGATGTTTACGTTTCAAAAGGTGCAGAAGATACTTGGTATAAAATTCAAGAGGGCGTATTAACTGGGTTTTCAATTGGCGGAAATATTTTAGATTCTCAGTTAGAAAAAATAGAAGGATATGACAAGCCGGTTCGTGTAATCAAAGACTATGAATTACAAGAATTGTCATTAGTAGATAATCCTGCAAACCCAGACTCAAACATCGTATCAATTCAAAAAGTAAATGCAATGGTAGAAAAAGAAAATTATTTAGAAAATGTTTTTTATTTAGAGGAAGAAGATCTTATTATTTTAAGTGAAAAAACCGACATGCAATCTCCAAATACCGGAAAAGCAATGCACAATATTGGTTTTGTAGAGACAAATGACTCAGAAAAATCAGATGTAATTAAGTTGCTAAAAGAGTCATACATGCATGACAAAAAGAAAGGAGATGACAAAAAAATGAAA